CCCCCCCGCCATACTTAATACAGCGTAGTTTTCCTGATAGAACGATAAATAATCAAACGCTCCCTCAGCTAAAACGAGTACCGATTTATCACGGTTTAGTGTATCTAATCCAAAAATGTCATTTTCATTGAATCCGTCTAAATACGGTTTTTTATACTTGGGATTGGTTTTTGTTACCTCACCCATCGTTCTACCGCAGTAATAACATATATATCCGTTCTTCCACATAGGAATTATTAATCGATTTTCATCGAAATTAAACCCGATTTTTAATTTATTTATGGTTTCATCGTTGATTTTGCGATTATGTAAATATTTACGGTGTTCATCGGTTAAATTTTTATGCCATGCTTCGACTTTATTACATAGATTTTGTGTGTAATCTTTCCATTTTTCGGAATACTCGCTATTAGGTAATGGTATGCCGGTATATTCACTAAGAAATTTTATCGCCTGACCTCTATCAGCATCATATGTGTGCAGCGCCAACAGATCAATGACATCACCGCCCTGAGCATCTGAAAATGAATACCAGTAATCATTGTTGATGACGACTGAATTAGGGTTCGACCCGCTGTGTAAGAAACTAGGACACCTATCCCCCGAATTTTTAATAGGAAGTCCACAAACAGAAGAAGCTATCGCAACGCATGACGTAGCGTTTTTGATAGCCTCAAGGGTCACTTTAAATTCATTGTTATCGTTTGGCATTACGTACAAAAGCCTCTATCTGCTCAGGGGATAAATTTTTATACATTCTGTAAATATAAATTTTTTCAACTGTCTCACAAATGATTATCGTTAAAAGAATTATTGTTAGTAAAACAAATACATGCATTCTAATATCCTCCATTTTGTCTTTCATGATTTATTTTATTTTTCTTTAAATACATTTCGTAAATCTCATCCCATGTGAAACCGAAACGATGTCCTAAAGCAAACAATTTTTTAATCGAATGATCAAACCCCGACATTGATGCAATCGTTATTAACTCTGTGAATATATTGTCACGACTGTATGGATTACTATCAGGAAAACAATCATTATACGTGAAATTAATATCAATTTCGTTATAATTAAGTAAACTTACTGCAAAGTGCAGACAGTCAACATATTCCTCTAAAGCCTTTTCTTTATTGTCTACAGCCGATTTCTTCCAGTGTTTAAAGTATGTTGGAAGTTCATTCATCAGCTCGCCTAGCTCAACGAATAGAGCTATACTCATTTTATTTTCAGGATATTCATTACCATTTAAAATACGTGTATCTAAAATAGTTTGTTGTTTTCTTATATACTCAAATTGTTCTTTAAATTTATTCATTATATTCCTCCTAAATAATTTGCACATTGTACTGGAAAGAAGCGATTTTCTTCAAATTCTCTGGCAATACATTCCATATTATCAAAAAATATTTTCTTATCTTTATCATGATAAAGATATTCGCAATCTGATTCTGACAAAATTTTTATTATCTTGATAAACGTATATTCTTCAATTTTTGGTTTTCTATCTAAAATCAACATACCAACTTTAAAATCTTCGAATTTGTATGGTTTAGGATTAAAAATATAATTAAGCATTTTTTCATAGCCTATAATACCTGAATTTATAGCACCTTTAGCATCAATAATATCTAGACCTCTTCCGAGTCTATCATAAGCAACTTCTAGTTCAAATTTATATTTTAACAATTCTTCTTTACTCAACATTTTATACTATTCTCCATGTAGTTGATTTTCTACCCCTAAAAGCTCAGCAATTTCATATAATGTATTGCTCTCACCACAACTATAACCATCCCAAAATACATCATCATAATTCCCATATGATCTTTCAGAAGTATAATCACAAGCATCATGATTGTAATTTTTTTTAATATATGCAATTAATTTTTCATATGTTTCTTTACTCAACATTTTCTTTCACCTCTTCATTAATAAGTGAGTAGTCAATATCATGTGTTTCTTCAAATTCAAATGTTTTGTTATCATCAACAAATAATACTTTAAAACCTTCATCAGATAATTCTTCAATCAATGTTTGGTAATCATTATATGAATTTTCATATTTATCTAAAATACAATCAAATTCATATAATCTGCCTTCTGGAACAACTACATTTATAAATACATTTCTTCTATATTTTTCTGTAATTTGCAGTCTTAATTTATTTTCCATCAAATCCACTCCAGTTCTTTCATTTGTGCTGTTATTGCATTATGTATTTCTAAATTAATGTAACAATATCCAAAGACACCGTATTCTTTATCGTGTTCATAAAACGAAATCTTGCAATCAATATCTCTGTTCGTCCATATTATTATTTCACCATCGTTGTATATTGTTGTATAAAACCCTAATTCCTCAAACATTTCTTTAGCGGTCATCATCTTTCACTCCCTAAATACGGTTTTGGTAAAGGCATCCAAGCGTCAACCATGTTATATGACCACCACCAATTTCCTCTTGTTTCAAACCAATGTTTTGTATCTGCATGATATTCAAGAATACTTATATGCTTATTTTTAATAGTTAAAACAACTTGTCTATCATCAGGCAATCCTTTTTTAACTGGTACCCATGTTGTTTTATCAACCAATTCTTGTAATAAAATACGATCCATTACAATTAGTTCACAGTTACAATTACCTTTTTCATCGAAATAATTATTTTCACAAAGTCTATCTAACGCTTCTTGATATTTTGAATCACTCATACTTCCACCTCATTATTTTATATTTCCAACTCTTAACGGGTTATAAAATTGGTTTGCAATTTCCTTTTTAACATCTTCAAGATCAATAGTTACTTTTACATTTTCACTAATATAAATATCTCTTAAATCTCTTTTTCTAATCATTGGTGCAACACAATCAGCTTTCATATCCATAGCATAATCCGCATGATGTTGTAGTGGTAATTCAGCTAATGCACAAGCTACCATTCTTTTATAATTACAAATGCTTCGTTTTTTACACACTTTACATTTTGTTGCTAACATTGTTAAAAATCTCATTATTTAAACCTCATCATCATCAATTACTATAATATCTCGTGGCATTTGAAATACATTATTGCTATGTGTTTCGATATGTTTTTGTATCATATCCAATACTAAAACCGCTTTTTCTACCGACGAATAATTACCCATTGGGGAGTAATGTTCTTCATTATTTCTTAATTCATAATTAACTAAAATATTATAATTATTGTTATCGCAACCCACATCAAAGGATTTGCACAACAACAATGATTTTTTATCTTGACTTCTAATCCAAATTTCCATCTTCAATTACCTCCTCATAGGTTGCTAAGAAAATATCGGGCTTGCATGGATAAAGTTCACCTTGCACGCCTTTTATTATGTAATCACCAACGCTTGCAGTCATACGCCCCTCTAATGTTATAATTTCGACATACCCCTCAATATGAGCAATAATCTCATGTTCGAGAACCTTTTTATAAAACCAACTTGGATATTCTTCACAACCAAGCTTGAACGCTTCCACAACTACAGGTTTCTTTCTATATTTAGGCATCTTCTAATAACTCCTTGTTTTCGTATATATTTCCAATTATTTCAATATCATCACTATAATATTGCTTGTTTTCTCTCTTTGTTAAATAGCTAATAAACAATCTAACGTAGTCACTTTTGTTTACTTTATTTAAGATCCATCCACCTAAATGCCAAGAAATAATACATTTTTCATCATTTGCGCAAACAATATCTCCCTCATATACTTCTTTATTATTTTTGTCTTTTAAACCCGTATATTGTAATAATTTAATATTGCAATAATCGCTAAAAATGGTGTGAATTTCTAAGGGAGAATTCTTTATGCGGATATGCGATATTTCACCGTTACACCAATAAATTTCATTGACATCAGATATCTTTTTATCAATTAATTTAACTTTGTCACCATCATAAAAATTTTGTTTTTCTTTTACTTCTATATATGCTTTAAATTTTATTTCTCTATTCATCTTCCACTACCTCACAATTACTTAATATTTTATCGATGTTATAAGGTTCTTCATCTTCCCGTTTAACAAATTTAAACAATTCATCAAACACAATCATAAATTCGCCATTGTAACCCCAAGAAATTGTTCCTTTCAATGTTGGTATATTTGTATACAGATACACACAGCCGTCATTGTCCCTTGCAATAAAGTTATATTCATTTTCCTTAGCAAACTTTAAATATTCATATTCAAATTTTGATAATTTAACAGGTTTTTTATATTCTTCTAATAAGTCCAGCAACGACCGTCTTAAACATTCTGAACATACTAATCCACTGCAATTGTGTTTGTTAACACTGGAATTTGTCGTAATTCGATGTAACCAGCAAGAGAGAATCTCATCAGCATTAACATCTGTATCAAAATTTTTAATCTTTTCTTTAATCTTTTCTATCCTTAACATTATTTTTGTTCTCCTTAAATTTATTGTTCCAATACCTTTTATTATTAAGATAGTTAGACATACAGCTGTAGCTACAGAATGTATAATTGCCCCTTCTATAAGCCCATTCTTTCATGTAGATGCTTACGTATGTCTTACCACATATAGGACATTTTCTTTCTTCAATACGATTAATTTTTCCCGACATATGTATTATAAATTTGTACAGCTTGCTCGACTGATCTAACTACAAACACAAGATGTCCTAACTTGCGTAACTCCTCGTGGAATTTGTCTTGAGCATTTCGAGTTTTACCAGTCTTAGTTTTAATTTCATACCATAATGTCATCCCATTGGGGCATATAATCATTAAATCAGGAGTTCCTACTATGCCTATTTTTATAGGTGTCATATTGTTTGTGTAAAAATTTCCTACTTGCATTCTGTAAGGAATAGCACCTAATTGAGACATAGAAACTTCAATCTTATTTTGTATAACTGTTTCAGGATTCATCGGTTACCTCTTTTTTTACTTTTTATTCTTCTGCTTCTAGGTGTAATATAGAATGCACTTTGCTTATAAAATTTATTAAATTTATAATTATTCATAGCTTTCTTAACACTCACTCTTCCTAACATTTACATCACCTTTTTCAAAATCAACACGTACCGTTTTAGCGTATCTAATTTTCTCGATGGCACTAGAATGGCAATGTTCACATATCCAGTAGTTATCTTTATTACCCTTGAAATTAAAATCTATATCGTCTAAACGCATTTCTTCTCCACAGTATTTACATTTCATTCTATAGCTCCTCTAATTTAGTTATTTCTTCATCTAGCCATTGTTCAATAGTATCTGTTATCCTATCGTGCAAGTCTTTTGGCAAAATTATACTCGTACTCTCTATACAACCTCTCGTTTCCCTACCTATTCCAATCATACGTTTAGTTTTAAAAATCCTAATGGAATACCTACCGAGATATGGACCGTGATATTTTTTTCCGCACCACTTCATTAAATCTTTAATAGGTTTTATCTTGTCTAACCGTTCTTTGTATTCTTCATATTGTTTTTCTGTCATTTTCTAACCACCTCATATTCATTGCCATTCAATTCTTCTTTAAGCAATAGTGGGAATCCCAGAATTCTGGGAACATAGTTATTTGCTATCATTTTGTAAGATTGAATCATTTTAATATATGAATACATAGCACGTGAAACATAGATAATATATTCACCCTCCTTACCAAGTAATGAATCATAAATTTCATCAACCATATTTTCATAAATACGTCTATTGATTTTCATGCTTTCTTACCTCTGATAGAATTTCATCCTTTATAGCGGATATATGGCTAATTATTTCATTAACACACTCTAAATCGTGCGTTCTTATTTCTCGGTTTATAAGTCCTAGGGTTAAATCATCAAGTGATTTATAAAAACTAATTGGTTGTAAATATTCTTCGTTTGTTTTTTTATTAAATAATATTTTATTTAATATATAGCAGTGTGTGTCTGAAGTGATTATGTAATTATCATTTATTTTTAATTTCATAATTTTAACTCCTTGTTTCGTACCGAATAACAGCATTTTAGCCGTAACCCGTGATTGACTGCTTTTAACACAGTCGTATAATATACGCCGTACTTTTCCGCAATATCTCTAGTTGTTCCTTCATAAACAATATTATTTCTATCGTCTAACACTTGTAGTGTCTTTGTTCTTGTTGGAGCATCATAACCATAGTAGTCCAAAAAATTACGATAGCTTTTGAACTTTTTTTCAACAGTTTTTATATCTCCGCCCAACAGAATAAACTCTTTCTTTGTAGGCGAACGGTAATAACTGTTTAAAAACTCGTCAACAATATTAATATCTTTCATTGTATGGATCACCTCTATTTCCAATTGCATCAAATAAACTTTCTTGCTCATATCTCTTACTAAATTTATTGCAGTGCTTTTTAGTAGGTTGAATTTCCAACCTACTAATCGTACACTTATTTTTTATATTGTGTTTACAGCACTTGCATATGTTATTCATCAGGACTCCACTCCAATCCCAGAACAATATAAGTCGTAGTTTTAAGAAATGGATACTGCTGTTCATAATAGTTTTTAATCAAAAAGTTATTACCATCATCACTTAGTTTAAGTATAGAGTTATCAAATAGAGTTATTAAATCTAAATCGTCATCAGTAACTAAAGCTGAATTCATAATCTCATGGATCATGTAACTGTCTTTTTTATTTATGTAACATAATTCTTTCGCGTTTACTGCCTTGCTTAAAATTCGACTGTTTAAATTACCGATGCAATCATTCTCTTTCGTAAGCAGATATCCAGTTTTAATGCCCTTGTAAATCTTGTATTCACCATCTTCACAATCAATAACGGTACTGTCTAAAATATCGTTTTCAGCTTCATACAAGATACCTACATCAAAGTTATAAAAAAACAATGTATTGTTTTTCTTATATAATCGATAATAGTCCCCGTTTTGTTTTGCTAATTTGCTCATTAATTCCACTACTTCATATAAACGACCATCCGTTTTTAAAATATTTAATTTCTCTTTCATAATTTTATTTTCTCTAGCCTTTCTTTTGATATGTTGAAATATTTTTCTTCAAGTTCAATGCCAATGAATTTTCTATTTGTTAGTAAACAAGCTTCTCCAGTAGAACCACTACCCATAAATGGATCTAAAACAGAATCATTTTCATTGGTACTATTAACAATAAAATTTTTTAAAATATCCACAGGTTTACAAGTTGGATGCCTATATAATTTTTTATCCTTTTGATTCAACGGTGTTTCATAGTGCGTTTTTTTTGTGTCAAAAGAGCCATAAATTTTTACACCTTTTTCTCTAAAAAACAAAATATATTCAGTATCCGTTAGATATTTATTTCCACACGCTGGAACAGGATTTGTTTTATGCCAAGTTAATAAATTCCAATTTATTTGTCTTTTGTATAGAATGTGATCTATATTGTTTTTATTCTTTAAAAAATAATCTAATAATTTATGTATTTGCTTTTGACTGCAAAAAATATATATATTTACTTTTTTTAAAATTCGAATCATTTCATCTAAAATTTCTTCATTATATCCATTTTTAATAAAATTCAGCTCTTTAACATACTGCTTATCTTTATGTGTATACAGTCCTCCCCCACTTGTTACAATTTCATAGGGTGGATCTGTAACTATCAAATCAATTGATTTATCGGGAATTTTTTTCATTAATTCCATACAATCACCTTGTCTTATTAAATAATTATCTTTCATTTATAATATGGAGTAACTCGAGTTTTATGTGCGCACAACTCTTACTCCTTTTCTATAATTTTATTCCTTTTCTTTTAGCAGTAACGAATATCCATCCGGGCTTATACCCTCGTTCTCTTGCTATTTTTATTAAATCTTCTTTTGTTTTAGCCATTCCGACTTCCATTCTTTGTTTTCTCTTATGTTCAGCTATAGCTATTTTTTCTTGTTCGCTAATTTTTCGTAAACGAACTTCTTCCATACACTGCAATTCACGACCCTTAACCTCAAACTCGTGTCCACAGTAAGGACATTTATTTGCAGTTTTAAAAATCCTGAAACAGTTAGGACAGTTTCTGATTGTAAAACTACCATCATCATTATTTGTTTTATGTTTACGTTTAACACCCTCCAAAGTCCATTCTCTATTCTCATCGGGAAGACCATGTCTTTGATAATTACCAACACAGTCAATAATAACTGCTTTTTTTCCATTACCATCAGGGGTTAAAACTCTCATACTCTGCTGAATATATAATGCTAAACTCTGTGTAGGTCTTAGCAGCAGTCCTATAGATGCATTAGGCAGTGTAATACCCTCACTTATAATATTTGCATTACATAGAACTGTATAATAACCTGAACGATATAAATCCATTATTTTTTTACGTTCAGTTTTATTCATCGAACCATCAATATGTACAGCTTTTATACCAGCTGAGTTAAACTCTTCACATACTTTTTTAGAATGATTAACACCAGCACAGTAAGCAATCGCTTGTCTGCCATCGCCTAATTTTTTATAACTGTCTATCACATCACCATAAATTGCACTGTTAAACATAAGATCATTAAGTTGCTTACCGTTATAGTCACCACCTAATGTATCGATATCAGTTAAATCCAATGCTATGTCAGGAGCGTAATACTCAAAATCTGCTATAGCACCTTGTTTTATTAAATATTTAACTGATACACCATTAATCAATGTATCGTACAATGTCAATTTATCTCCATTTAATCTAGTAGGTGTTGCGCTAAAGCCAATTATTATACAACCATAAAACTCGGCTATTTTTTTATAACTGCTTGCTTCACTCAAGTGACATTCGTCTATCAAAATAACCGTAGGTTTTTCATGTTCCCCTAGGTGGTTTACTTCTGTAAATACACTTGCTAATCTACATTTATTTAACAACCCTAGACTATCAATCAGTTCTTTGTGCTGACTAAGGAGCTCATTTCTATGCGCTAGGATTAAACTATTGCCTTTGCAAGTTTCAACGAACTTAGCCATTACATAACTTTTACCACTACGGCAAGGTAACTGTATCAGGATACCTTTAGAACCTTTATTTATGGCTTTTATAGTATCCTGATAAACAGTTTCTTGATAATCTCTAAGCTGAATCATTGTTAAAATTGAATATCGTCTAATTTCAAATCTGGTGTAGCTGTACTGTTAAAAGGGTTGTTAGTGTTAGTTTCTAATAATTTCTTTTCCTTAATTTTAAAATCACCTTTTCGGATTTTATCTGCACTTCTTACTTCATCAACAATTAATCTTGTCTTAACCTTTCCAGCATTAGGACCTTGTTGTGGGATATATTCTTCTTCACGAAGTACAACACCGATGCGCTGCCCCTTTAACTTTTGTTCATTCCAGTCCCATTTAAATGTTGGATTTGATTCTTCAACCGCAGTAATAAATCCTTTAAAAAATGACTGTGCCTTTTCTTTGTACGATCTATAGAAAGAACCACCCCAGAAATTCATTGTTTTATACAGTTCAAGGTAATAATCCTTGAACTCCCCCTCAGCAATATCAAAACTAATTTTTAAACATTCTTTGACCGCATCATCCTCTACATTTTTGATTACAGCTACATATCCATTGGCTGGCAAACTTTCAAATTCTCCCGCTTCTTTAATTTCATTCCAGTTATTGATTTGTTTCATATTTATTTATCTCCTTACTTGATTTGTAAATTTTGTTTTTTTTCAACATGGGCATATAATGTCATATTGTTTTTTAAAAAATTCTTAGTTGCTTTTTTGTCAATTTTAAATTTAATTTCTTCTTTGACTAAATCAGTATCTTTGTACTTATTGACAAACTCAATTTCATCATCAATGACAACTGATGATGATTTAGTAAACCGCAATACACATTTAGGTGTTTCGATTTTCTTAATACCGTGTTCAAGCATATATTTTGCTAAGAACGCTTTTGTATTTTCATTTCTATTTTCAATCGCTTTAGCTCTATCCAATAGAACCTTAGCTTCTTCTTTTAATGCATTAACATCAACGTCATTGTTTTTTAACACTACCGCAATAGCTTCTAACTTATCATTTTCAGCTAACTGCAACTCTTGAAATCTTGCAATATCGGTAATCTCGCCAGTTTCTTCGTCTACAAGTGAATTAATCTCTTGATTAATTTCGTATAGTTTCATTAGCTCATAGCCTCCATTTCATAGTATTCTCTGATTGTTTTATCAACAATTTTTAAATCGTTTTCGATCTCGTCGCTGTCAAACATCTCCATTGGTGTCTTGACTGGATTCAAACCATCACTCCGAGTTAAAAATTTATAAACCCCATCGTCATTTTTAGCCATTATTACGATAGTGAATAAACCTTCCATTGTTAATTGACTATCAATCATTTTTCCTGATGTCTTAGCTTTTATATGCCCGTCTTCAGTTCTTTCAGTATGGTGTAATAAATATACAGTCACATCATCATTTAAACCTGATATAAAATCCAAAAGATTTTTAAATTCGACTGCAATATCTGTAAACTTTCCATAGCCCACTTCTTTAGCCTTATCAAACATTTGAAATGACATCAAATATTGGCTATCATCAATAACAAATGTTTTGCATTGATTTTGAAATTTGGACATTACTTGTTTTATTGCATCATACCTTTCACTACCATGATGTTTTCTTAAATCCAAACTGTTCAGTTTCTTTCTAAATGGCAATGCTTTTCCAGCAACATTCAATACCATTACCTCTGATTTCTCAAAGTTTCTTAGGGAAGTTGATTTTCCACTTCCTGAACTTCCTAACACAAGTACCGCTAATCCCACTGTTTCATTTCCTCCTTAACATTTTTTATTTCTTCTCTTAACTCTCTTGATAAATCAAAATCCGCATTGTCCCAATGATCTTTCATTTCTAACTCAAAAAGCTGACGTTCAAGATTGAACAACTTTTCCTTTGATTCAGTCATATTAATCCTCCACAAGTTCGATGAACCTACAAGAAGTGGTATTATGAAGATGTTCTAAATTTTTAATTCCCATTCTCCATAAATCACCTTCATCATCGTAAATTTTCCCGTTTTTTGACTTATAGATTTTTCCTTTCGTCATATAAACTGATGATGAACTTTCTACACAAACAAGTTTCCCATTGTAATATTCAAGACCGCGTTCCCAGTCCCAAACAAAAGGATAAGCAGAACGATTTTTAATCATTCCTAACGCTCTAAACGCATCGCCTGAATACTCAAAATGTTTAACTTTCATAATATCCCAACTCGAATTATGACCGTGTGTTAAATCATCTCGATAATAGTCAAAATTTAAATAGCAACCCGTTTCAGTATTCATAAGTACTGTTTTATTTATATCAAAATCACCTTTAATCAAAATGTATCTACTTCCATCTCCAAGTTCAACCACATCACATAGTTTTAAATCTTCTTTTTTCATTTTTTATCCCTCCAGTATATAAACTTCTTTGTATTTCCTATCAAATTTGCTATGGTCGCTTACATATACATCAATTACCTTTCCTCTAAACGAACCGGTATCTTCAGCAGTGTAAATGTGACCGTCAATCATTATCTTTGAACCTAGGGGAATATAATTTGTATCTACCCCTACCGTTCTACCCTCTACATAATTTGTACCTGAACGGGTTAAATATCCCGTCCACTGTCCGTTACATTCATAACAGCTACAGTAGTTAGTAATTTTGTAAATACCTAGTGATCTTCAAGCGGGTATCTCTTGCAATCCATAAGCAGAAGCTTCTTGTACTTCAGTGGGATATACTTCTTTGAATTCAGCATCTACTCGTGTACATACATTTCCAATAACGCTAACTACTAGACTTGCTATAATAAGAACCACTGCAAGTACTGTTAATATTCCACGACTTCTAAATCTCATTGTATTTTCTCCATTTTTGCGCTATAATTTTTATGTGTGTTGTGTGTCACCGATTGCAGTCGGTGACACTATTTTTATTATCGTATCTATTTCGATATTGAATTCTTTAGATACAATGTCAGCTGATATTACGCTCTGAGTATAATTGCAGTTATATTTTTCCTTTAACTTTCTAATAAGTTTGTATATGTAATCCTTAGAACGATTAGGAAAAAGCATTTTTAATTCGTTATAACCAAGCATTGCCTATTCCTCTTTGGAAATTACAATTTGTTGCCAGCATTCCAAAATCTTTTCTTGATATTTACAAATATCTTGCAATAACTCAACTATCGAATTGTTATGATATGTTTTTATTCCTAGTAAATCATAAATAGTTTGACGACTTAATCCCAATTCTTTCATGACTACATCAATAGGTAGCTCTGCTCCGTCATAATTCAAGTTATATTTGTGCTTAATTTCTCTTATCCGTGTATAAATGTATGTTTCTTTTCGACCGATAAATATTAATTTAAGTTGTTCTATGTCTAACATTTTTTTATCCCTTTCTTGCAGTACATTCTTCACAAATGACATTCGTACTAGCAAATCCACCATTATTAATGATGTCAATTAAGCTTTCTTCGCACAATTGAATTTCTTTACCACATTCAGGACAAATACAATAAAATTCATCGTCATATACTTCAATTTTAATTTCAATATCACTGTTGATTTTCTTTTTTAAATAAATCATAACCATTCCTCCATCTTAAATATCTAAAGATAACTGATTAATAAATTGAATGTCACTCCAATTTGGCTCCCATTTTTTTATATAAGCTAATGCTTTATCATAATCTTTTACTTTAATTTGACTTCTATACTGTGATTGAGTAACCATTATTAAATCTCTATCTAATGCTTTAAATAAATGTGTGTGCTGTGTGTCGTTCAAATCAACCTTCTTTGCAATTTCAATTTCCCTAATTCTTTCTCCAACTACTCGATTTAAATAATTGTACTGGACTGATGAAATGCACTGATTGTCTTTGAGTTCTTTGACTTGTTCTTCTAGATCATCAACTCGCTGTGCTGTATTTTCATTTACCTTAATTACAAGTTGTAAGATTTCCCTATCACTTGTAGGAATACTAACCTGATTAGTTTTCACTTTAAAATACGTTTCCTCTAATACATCAAACTGTTGCCATGCTTTGTCAGTATCCAAAATTTTACTGTGGCGGTTTGCTCCACGTTCGGTCCACAGATAAAGTACTGATGCATACTTAATTGAAGGGTCGTGACTATTAGTCACTAGGCTTTTAAAGCCTTTCAAATCATCACCTTTTAATAAATAGTAATCTCTTCCTTCTACAAACCTCTCTTTGTTTCTTTTAAAATTTTGATTAATGTTATTAGCATCTGTTTCATAAACTTCTGCCAATTGTTGAGTTGTTAAAACTCTGATTCCTTCATGTTCAATAATTTTTAAACCATTCATATAGTTCACCCCTTTTTTTCACTTGTCGGATATATGACACTCAAATTCCAAAAAAATATTTAAACAATTAATTTTTCTGGTGTAATACCAGTTTTTAGTAACAATCTAGCGTATTCATCAGCATAAATTTTTGTCCTACCTTTTAATTTATCGCGACAAGAAGTTTCTGACATACCCCAATAATCAGCAAATTCAACTATTGTCATATCTAACAATTTCCGTAATTCGTTAATTGTTAGAGGTTCATCAATTGTTATTTTTTCTAACATAAAATTCCTCCCTTTCATAATGTTGTTTTTATAGCTTTACTATCGTGTCATATTAGCGACACTTTAATAATATATTTAAAAAAATATTTTGTCAACATATATCCGACACATTTTTTATAAATTTGTTTTAAATGTGTCACTTTTGTGTTAATATATACTTAGGAGGTGAGAATATGGATAATTTTTTCGGTAACGAAAAATTGGATAAGTTACTCAATGTATGCATAGGTAAAACAATTAGAGAAATGCGTACAGATAGAAACATGTCATTAGAAACATTAGGTAATAAGATTGGAAAATCTAAAAAGACAGTTCAAAGATATGAAACAGCCGAAAGTCGTATTTCAATGGACGTATTGGATGATATTGCAAAAGCATTAAATGTTATTCCCGATGCATTAATTCTTTGTGCTACTGGAAAGTTTAATGACTACATGGAAAGAAATGTAAAACCAATACAAAACACAGCGCAATTTATGAGCCTTATCGATAAATTAGTACTGTTATCGGAATCGGAATTAAAGATAGTTGAAGCAACTGTTGACGGAATAATAAACAATAGAAAACAGTAGTTATCAAAAAAAATAATATTTAATATTTGATTAGCATTAATTACTTTTATTAAGGTATTCAGTACACGTGAATAGAAGAGGTGATAAATATGAATAAACCTAAAATTTCTACAATAGTGAAACTATTTATTTCTTTATTGATTGTATGGAGTGGCTATGATGATGAGATTGGCATTCCAGTTTCTATACTTTTATTTATAATTGTTTATTGCGTATTAAGTTTCTTACAATTGATTGGTAATAATACAACTACTACATACGAGGAGAGTAATAATTATAATCACTCAAGCAGTGAAACTTCACAAACAACATCAAATATTTCTAAAGAAAAACCATTATCAAAAAAGCAACGTATTAAACAAAACAAAAAAAATGCTATTGTTTGTTGTCCGAAATGTGGAAGTACCTCGATAACAACCACAAATAAGAAATTAAGTGTTAAGCGTGGTCTAGTCGGGTTAGCTATAAATCCGCTCGCTGGAGCTGTTGGTGCAGTCACAAGTAAAAAAATATACAACGTCTGTATGAATTGCGGACATAGATGGAAACCATAACCATCATAAAAAAACCACCCCACTGCAATGGGATGGTTCACGAGGTACTGCAATACCTCTGAGCATAATAAAAGCTATCAACCGAAAGATATTTTTATTATGCTCCTATTATAACAAATAAAGGAGTAAAATGAAATGGTAAGATTAAAACGTAGACCAAATGGCTACGGTACTGTCAAAACCTTATCAGGCAGACGTAGCTGTCCTTATCTTCCTTGTGTGTCTTTTAACGGTGAGCAAAAACCACTAAATGCTTTTAGTGATCCTGATGATGCTTTTACAGCTCTTGAGATAGCTAAACTCAGGTATGATGATAAACTAAGCGCAAAAGAAGCAGAAAGACGTTACGGGGATATTTATAAACAGATATCAAATAAATTAGAATTATATATTTTCCAAAGCAATCCCATAAATACTGTCAAACCAAAAACTACAATATCTATTTCTAAATCAATTCCAACATTCAAGGAAATCTATGATATTTTAGACGAAGAAGAATTTTCTAAACTGAAATCTAGAGGTCAAAAGCGTAGCTGGTTTAATAACTTTGATTCTATTCATGAACTACCTATATGTGATATAGAATTTGATGATATGCAATTCGTTCTTGATGAATTAAAAGAACGAGGAAGAAAAAGCGGTACCTTAGCTCATATGAAAGTAATATGCAAACAGATTTTTGAATATGCAGTAATACGTAAATACGTTAAACCTAATGAAGATTTTTCAAGCTATCTTAAAATCAAAACAGATAACGAAACGGATAGTAAACACCATCCATTTACTATTGAAGAAATAAGAAAACTATTCAAACACAATACTAGAGAATCTAAAATTGTATTAATCTACATTTTCACCGGAACACGTCCTATCGAATTATTTAAATTAACAAGGGAAAATATTTATATAGATGTAAAATGTAATGATGACGGAAATGAAAAGATAATTTCATACATAAATACTGGTAGTAAAACTGAAGCTGGAAGAAATAGGAACATTCCTATTCATGATTTGATAAAACCCTTCATATTGGAATTAATTAATGAAAACAATATGTATCTGTTTATGAATGACAGTAACAATCAGTATATTGAATTCAGAAAAAATATTTTTAATAACTTAATGGAACAATTAAACTTCACACATACTCCATACGATACTCGTCATACATTTAATACTCTTGCTAAATTATATAATATGGATGATTTTTCTCGAAAAAGAATCGTAGGTCATAAATCCAAAGATATTACTGATGATGTATATACCCACACAATTTTAAATAAATTATTTGACGAAATGAAAAAAATTAACATTGAAAAATAATTAGTAACAAATATGAAAAAATCATTTTTTTTACTGTTACTAGTTTGTTACTAATATATATTATTTATAGTATAAATACGTACGAAATTTGGTGTTTTTCGTACGTATTTTATATTTTTTCTTTCAACTCTTGAAAAAAATATCACGCTATAATAAGGGTTTCAAGCTGTTTGTTACTAATTTGTTACTAATTTAGTATATTTTATATTGTTTCTTAAGGCTAAAAATTATCCTCCAAATACCTCTCTATCATATAATAAAAATGTCTGGAGTTTAGAGAGTTCCAGACATGAGGGAGGATTAAAAAAAGTTTAGTATTAACGGTTTGTGTTTATGTATATTTTTATAATAAATCCATCCCCTAATATCGATAATAGCACAAAAAAATAAAAATTAAACATTTAATCAATAATTAGGTTTTGGATTACATCATAAGTGACTTTAATACACAAAATATTTATAATAAGAATGAGGTGTAATTTATGAACTTAAAAGATAAGAAAATGCAAGAAGCAAAACGCAGACTTTCTGTACTTGAGGAAAAATTAAATTTTTTAGAATTTTCAAACAACCCTGATAAAGAACAACAGATTATAGACTGCAAACACGATATAGAAAAACAAAAGCGTATAATTAAGCACACATCAAGCTACTAAAAAAAATCTAGATCTAATGCTCTAGATTTTTTCAATAAATTCATTCATTACATATGCCTTTTTATCTTTGTATTTTATCTCTGTCCACTTCGGTCCTTGTTTAATTACTTCTAATTCATCACCTTTATAGACAATACCAATTACATTTCTTTCATTAACTCGATTTTCACTTCTAACATTTAATGCATCCGCTATTACTTTTACCATGCTATTTACCTTCCTTTATAATAAATTCATTTTTAAATTTAAATGTTCTATTACCAGTCATTATGATGCTATATGTTGGCATTTCTTCAATTACAGTAAAATATTCACCCCATAGATAGAACGGGAGTTTATCCCCGTCTATATCTACAGCTCCTCTAACTACTTTAACCTTAGCCATTACTACTTTACACCTTTCTTAAGTATTTTCCAGACACCCAACCACTAGGAATTCTAGCCCATCCGTTCGACCATTCTTTAACAGTTACTCTTGTACCTTCGTTGATGCATCCGTCTTTATCATAATCATGTTTTTTTGCATCTTCAGTTAATTCATTATATGTTTTTCTTCTAAAGTTTTCTCCCGGACCAGTACGAACACTTAAATCACTGGCAGTTACTTCATAAGTCCCTAAATTTTGTGCTACACTATCTTGAACTTTGCAATATTGTAGAGATACCCAGCCTTCGCCAGTAAATCCCCAACCATTTGATTCTTGTGTAATAGTCAATTCCGTACCGTTGGCATAAGCCTTAACCTTTGCACCGTTTGGAGCATTACGACAGTTTACACCGCTTGGCGTATCGACTTTAACTTTATAACTAACCCCACTAGGCTCTTGTGGAACCTGAACAGAATTATCATAATCAATATCACATAACCATAATATATGTGTGAATTTTCTGTTTGCTACTTTTGTTTTAACTGTACCATATGCACTTCCACGAGCTTCGATACATTCTCCATTTCCGATATAAATACCAATATGTCCTTGCTGCCATAAAGCACAACCAGCTACTGCACCGCTTATATTGCTTATAGGTTCAATGCGTGTAGCAGTTTCTTTATATTGACTAGATCCTCTTACTTTACCAGTGCACCAGCTAATAAGTCCGCTACAGTCAGTACACACTGTTCCGATTTTTCCTTTTTCCTTATTATATGTAAGATATTTTGGATAGCTGTTAGCTAACGATCTTAATTTAGAATCTGTTAATACAGCTCCTTTCATCCCGTATACATAGTTAGTACCTAATTTAGATTTTGCGAAATTTACTAATTCATTTGCTGTTTTTGACATAAATAAAAACCTCCTTATTTAAAAGTAGGCTCAAGGCTCATTACTTTTTTAATTCATCAATACGATGATGTGCTGATTTTAGGCTGTTTTCTACAACAGCCATACGTTCGACTACAGAATTATGTTTTTCGACCTCCTTAGTCAATTCATCAATTCTATAATTCATCAACGCATTTGATTTGTTATTACTGCTCATCGTTGCTATTACTGATGGGATAGCAACGCACAAACCACTTATAATAGCGGTAACTACTACATCGCTCATACAATCACCTACTTAACTGGTTTGTCATATTGTTGAGCACGTTCGGAATCACTAACCCCTTGAGTTGTAGGATCAACAACAACTCCCAAAATAACAAGTAATGCAAATACGGCATTTACTACAGCTAATAACTTATTACCTAAATCGCCAAAATCTAGTGTATAGCCAAACACCGCCCCCACTACCTGAATAACTAACAATACCGCTGGAATAACACTCAGCCAAAATTGTTTGTTAGCAATTCTTACTTTCCAATTAATCTTCATAACAGTTTCCTCCTTAAATTTTATTAAGTACAGCTAATACATAGCCTTCCTTGATACCTTCATCTATAATTAATGATTTAATCTGTGTTAACTGTGATTTCGAAGTATAATTGACTTCTTCTTCGACAGTTTCGATTTCTCTAAATAAAATATAATCGTTCTGCTCATAATCATTTTGTTTTATAATTTTGTAATTTGATTCCAAAAGTTCACTAAATTTACTTGCCGTAACGTCTAATTCATGTGTTTTAATCATAATTTCATGCCGTCCTTTCATCTTTAATTTTTTGTGTACCACAATGTTAATACTACATCGTATCTAGTATTTCCATTGGTATTTATGTAAACGTCCCCACCCGTAGTGACAAATAAATCAGTACTTGAATTTCCATTCATACCACTTATTTTATCGTTAGCTCTCATTGAAAATTCATACCTGATATTTCTATCAAAGTTAGCAATATTTTCTATTTTTTTAAAAGCATTAATAGTGCCCAAATTGTAAGATTTTACATATATCTTTTTGCCATCTATCCAGTATTCGCCCGTAAACTGTTCTTCTGTACTATATTTAAAATAAATGTCCTTTTTCTCAATAGGGGCTGGAGGGACTGAATAATTTCCATTTTTCGTAAATACTGGTAATTCTTCACCATTTTTTAATATTTTTCCAAATATGTTCAAGTCATACTCAATTTGAAATTCTCCTTCTTTATTGCAATAACGTCCCCAGCCGACACCGTTTTTGTGAGGGGGAATATTAAGTATAACTTTACCAATATCTATATCATGAATTACAGTTACTGTATTTCCAACATTATCAGTAATGGAAACTTCTACTTCATGGGTAGTATTTAACGCATAACCACTAAATACATATCCTTGTCCACTGTTAAACGCAGTTGATTTACTTGTATTGTTGATTTTTATACTTTTAGTTTTTATTGCATTCCCAGTTATAACACAATAAGTAAATGTAGGCTTAACATAAATATAAGTACCCTTGATTATATCTTTAGTTCCCGAACTGTCGCATCTGTATGTTTCAAAAGTTAATGTCGGCAGTGTATACGCAGTAACCGTGACTTTAACCGTTTTACTTGCTGTTCTTCCTCGACTGTCAGTAATCGTTGCAGTGAATGTTATATCACCGCTTTTATCAACCACACCAGTGGTATATGTATTTTTATCACCACTATAACTGTAATCTCCACCACTAATACTGTAAGTTTTAATAGTACTTCCATATACTCCTGATGCCCCATTAATTGTTAATTTAATGCTGGATTTTCCTTGCAGATAGAGTGAACCAAATGGATTTACCGGTGTTGCAGTAATACTTGTAAAAGTCGGAACAATATTCGTCGGTATTTTAACAGTACAAGTACAAGTACTGCTTCCTATGTTCGTTCCACCATTAAAGGTATATGCTCGAAACATTATTGTTGTACTGTCCGCACCTGTTACACTATTTAACAAACTTAGTGGTGGTGTCCACGTAGCTGATGTGCTGTAGTCAGCACCTATACCAGTTTCAGGACCACCATTTAGACTATAATAAAGATGGTGAGTAAAATTATCTGATTTTCTATCAAAATAAATAGTTAACGCACTCCCAAAAGTTCCACCATCACATCGTACTCCTGACACTCTTGGAATTGTAGTTAATGTATGTGTATAACCCTGCTCACTTGAACTGAACTGACTATGACTTATCCACCCAGTAACGCTTATAGCTTTTGAACCGTCAGCATCATGACTAATAGTAACATCCCATGTACCCAAACGAATCGGTGTTGATGTAATCTTTTGAGAGCTAGTGATACCAGCACTATACACAACACCATTTATACGGGCATACACCGTCCCAGATCCACTTGTTGTATACCCTGTATTAGTCCTCCATCCATCAACCCAGACTCTAAGAATTGAACTATTTGAATTTATGTCATAGCTTAATTCCTGACTGTTGACACTGTAATTTATATATTTGTTACTTGTTCCATACGTTGCCATTCAATCACCTCCTAAGTCAATGTTAACCCGTCCGTGGCATCATATGACCAGCTGAATGTACCAATATTTAATTTAGTCATTACAATAGCATATTCAATGTTAAGCTGTTGATTTGACAGATATGCAATCCTGCTTCCATTTTGATAGAATCCTAATTCCGTATTAGATAATTTGACAGCAAAGGGACTATTGCTTGCACCTAGTTCTAATACACCATCCTGAAATCTAGCCCACTGTGATATTTCTTCTTTCGTAGCCAGACCACTTATATTGTCGGTAATACTTTTAATACTGTTTGTAACCAGTGATATAGAACTAGAATTTTGAACAATCTGTGATGATAACTGCTCTATCAAAGTTGAATTGTCAGTAGTGGTAGTCTGTAGTTTTTCAACCAGTGTAGTCAGCGATTCTTTAAGCTGGTTGATCGCAGAAGTATATTCAGTGGTAATATTCTGCTTCATATCATTGATATTACCAGCAAAATCATTAGTCACTTCCCATGTAGTACCGTTCCAGTATTTTAGAAGATTATCAGTTGTATCAAACCATAACTTAGTTTTATCACTAGGTGCAGTAGCACTACGAACCGTACCATCTGTACCGTCATAACAGTCTGTTAATGTTATAAGCGCATATGCTTTAACAGCCATAAACTATCCCTCTAACTGTGCTGTATAAGTCGCTTTATTATCAACATCACCAGCGTTAATCGTTAAACTAGAACCAGTTGCTACAGCTGTTGAACCACCATCTTTGTACCACTTAATCGTTCCTAATGCAGTTAATGCACTGCCAGTAACTTCTACCCCACCCTTAAATACGCGAGCTGTTAAAGTTGTTGCGATAGCAGTATTCTTAAAGATGACTCCATTTGAAGATTTGATTGCCATAGTGATCGAATCTGCACCATTAGCGCCATTTCTTGAGATAGAATACGATACTGCTGTTTTATTGTCTGAATAGGTTACGGTTGTTCTAGTCCATACGTATTGACCGGGATTCCCAGCAACTGGTGTACTAGACCATGAACCAGTTGGTACAGTAGTTCCGGAATTACTTGCCTGATATTCTGTAACCGTTGATTTAACTGTAACACTCGTACCATTTGTACCGTTTGTAGGATTTCTTGACACACTGTATGCTGTAGTAGATTTACCATCACTATAGGTTACTACTGTTTTTGTCCATAAATACTGTCCTGAAGGAACAGAAGGAATTGCGGTTGTCCATGAACCAGTTGGCGCAGTCGTTCCCGAAGTACCAACTTGATATGTTATGCTTGTATTCGATACTGTAACACTTGTACCATTATTTCCTTTAAATGCTATCGACCAGCTGAATACTTTTTCAATTGTAACATCTTCTGTTTTTACCGGAATAATAACACTTCCGCTCTTATTTAATGCGCTTGTTGCAGTTATCGTTAATGTTGGTTCTGGTGTTTTCCCATCTGAAACTATACTTAATCCCGTTGGAGCTGTAATATCCCCAACTGAACACACCATTTTATTTGAACCTCTTATAGCGGTTATTTTGCAAGTTAATGACTGAGTTCCTTCTACTGATGTTGTAGTTCCCTGAAACGTATAATTATCATTACTTAAATGTATTGAATAGCCGTCTGTTATATCGACTACATCTTGCTCTACTGTTGCTTTTATTGCCATTTACTTATTTCCTCCTAAAAATCTAAAAAGCATCTAAATGTTGCCTTTTCATTTATATCATTTGATGTTAGCGTTAATATAAATCCATTGTCCGTTAATCTAGAATCAGCTGGATCTAACGCTGTAAAGTCTGTTTCCTTAATATGTTTTACTTCCCAAAGTATCTTCGCTTTATCGCCAAAATAATTATACATTTTTTGAGACGTATCTATTATTTCACCAGCCACAAATATTTGAACTGTCATCGTAGTAGACACACCAGTATTTTTAAATATATAGCCATTTGAACTGTCTATTTTAAGAACTAATGCATCCTTGCCATCGATATTAAGCATAAACGTTACACTAAGTTTTTTTGTTGCATTTTTATAAGTTACATAGCAAATATATGTTATATATGGATGTCCTTTAGACATAACATTTTTATTTACTGTTAGGATACCGTTTAAGACACTCTCACCCTCTATTAAATCTGTCTCCGTTCCATTATTATTACGTTTCCAAACCAGTGTACAGTTATTTAGATCTACATTTAATAATCCATCTAAAACCGCTGGGGTAATAACTGCTGGGGTTTCTTCCCAGTTTGGTACATAACCTTCATCATATGATTGAACTGTATTGACACCAGTGACATCCAAGAAACAGCCTTCTAAATTAGCAATGTCATTATTATCAGTTATGCTTATAGACAGTGTTTTTCTAGTACCAATCGGTAATGTTATTTCACAATAGAAACTGCCGTTAACATTTACATCATCAGGTGTTAATATTATCGAACGTTTCCCTTTGTGACTGTTATTCCAAGTTTTATCGCTTTCGCTATCACTCGATACTCTGTACCAGTTAAAACTAATACTGCTTATGTTGTTTGTTTCATCATTATTGCCATCATATACTTTTGCACTTAATGTAATTGTATCTGTTGGCTTGTTTAGGACAGTTCCACTATTATCTAAGGATACTAGGTATTTTTTAGCTTGTAGCTCCTCTTTTATTTCTTCAAAGGCTTTTATTGTTAACTCGCCTTTTTCGTTTAGATAAAAGCTAGGATTGCTTATTTCACCCTCTGAATCACGTTTCCCAATCTTAATAACACCCGTCTGTAAATCAAGTTCAAACATTTCACCTTGCAATATACCAGTTGTAATAACATTTGCATTGAAATTACCATCAAGGTCAAAGGCTAAATTTTTAAATGTCTTTCCACCATCTTCAGAATAGCCTAGACCACCGGCTGTAAATCTCCACAAATGTGTATCATCCCTTAATTCAGGAGTATTCATGATAGTCCATCCTGAAGGAAAACCTTCGTCGTTCATATCAATTCTGTAATAACCGCCCTGATTGCCTAAAATTTTATCAGTAGTATTTTTAAAAGCATTTGTTAATGTGACATACAGCTTATTTAGTTTAATGTCTGTAGGTGACTGATTCATAACTGTATCTATTTCAGTTTCACCTTTACAAGTTATGTTCGATTTCATGCCCGTAAGCACTATTGTATGTTCACTTAGCAGTACATTATGTAAAACACCATTTTTATCTTCAACTTTAACAATATCAGTTATTTCTAAAGCTGGGTTACCTCGCCACTCTACAGTACATGGTGTGTATGTAAAACCTTTAATCCGCTCAAATATACTGTCTAATATTTCTTGTTTCATATACGGATTTTCGAAAGTTATACCGAATCCATTTCCAGCTACCAGTACATTTTCACTATCACCGCTTGTTAACGAGTTGATTACTATGTCCTCGTCAGTAGTTCTGTTGAAACCGTTCATAAACTGCAAATCATAAGTTATCTCAATACCACAATCCTTGTACCAGTATGCGATTAATTTATCGTCTGGATTTATTGTTCCATTACACCCCATTAAGCCCATCATATAGCCTAGGAATTGTTTACACGTCATATTATCAATATATCCATCAATTATAATGTCCGGTATATTTTTTATATCGTGCAAGATATTACATTGGCTACAAATATCATTTATTACATTCGATAAACTATTAGGGTATTCAATATCAGGTATATATGTTTTATTTAAACGATATGTGCTGTCATAAGCTACAACTGTTATAAAGTCGCTGTTGTCTGATTTATCAATCTCAGCTGTGTAATATGTACCCTTACATACATAAACACCATTTACACCACTATAAATTTTTACTGTACTATTTTTTAACGGGATCTTGTTATCAGGCATTTTGAATTTGACAGTTGCTTTATTAGTATTTATTTCACCAATTTTTAAAGTTGATTCGCTACAAGAAATTTCGTCTAAAACAACAGATATGACTTCATTGATTAATTCTGTTGTGCCATTAAAAATAACTTTGGCATTGATAACACGGTCTTGTGCTATGACCGATGAATTAAATTCTTCGTTTGTATTAATCATGCTATTGCCTCTTAAACTCGATATTTTTTCATTTTATCCGTTAAACAAGTAATGTCGAGTTGTTTAACTGGAAATGTCATTGTCATTCTTAAAACATCATCAACTGAATGTACTATAGAATACTTATTAATCTTTCCAGCAAACTCTTCGCCATCAATTTTTACAGATACTTCCCCATGTCCTTTATCAACTATTTCTACTTTATTAATCATGCTATCTCTACCTTTCAATAAAATTTAAATTAATCGTTTCCCATATCCAGCATTTTTTAACCGCATCATATTTAAATATCGGCATAGTTCTGTCACCAACATAAGCCGTTATTGTTTTACGCTTGTTTTCAACTGGATCAGGATATTCTAAAGAAAAGAATACTGGTTCAACTGCTTTAAGTAATTTGCTAGCCATAGCATCTGTAAGACCGTTAAATGTACAAACAACCTTTCGCTTAACTGCTTTTCTATCTCTAAACATTTCTCCGTTTTGATTACGTCCTGAGCCTTCTTCACCGTCTAAATCATAAACTTGAAATTCTAATGAAGAAGGGTTGAAACCTACTCCATTAATTTTAATAACATCGTCCATTTCAACCCCTCCTTTAAATTAGCAACGGACTTTTACCCGTTTGTTTAACTATTCCATTGTTATAGTCCACTACTGATTTTCCTACTGCTTTTTTATCTATTTCAACAGTTGTATGAATCTCAAATTTACCGCCACCACTCATACCAGCCATAGCACTACGCATAGCGTTGTAAACACCACCACTTACTGCACTTACAATTTGATCGTTATTAGCAACTGCTGTTTTCTTACCAATGCGTCCTACTAACTCTGGACCAGCTTCCCTAGCGACGAACATTTGCCCCATATCAGGGAAACCACCGTTGGCGTAAGTTGCGAACTTAACTTCATTTGCGCTGGTATTTAATTTTATACCTCTTTTTGCTAGTGAAAAATCAATAGTAACCTTAGGTTTAACACCAGAAACCTTATCAGATATTTTTTGCAACTCTGTATCACTTGGTGATTTGAGTTTTACGTTTACTTCTGGATTAGCTTCATCTGCCTGTTTTTCGATGTTCTCCATTATCTTTTTGGATTCATCAGTTACTTTACCATTATCCTTTTTAATTTGATCGGCTAGATTTTTAATTAGTCCTAGACCTTGTTCATTTCCTGATTTTTTCCACTGCTCTGTGATCTTGTCTAAAGCCTCTTTATCTGCCTTAGTTAACTTACTGTTAGCTATAGTTTTCTGGGAAGCTGTAAGATTATAAGTTTTCTCAAGTTCAGTTAACTTATCTGCATTTGCTTTGGTTAAATTGGCATACTGCTGTCTTAAATATTCCTTATCCGTTCCGGTTAATTTAGCACCTTTTTCTTTCGCGACTACTAACATATCCTCATAGGTTTTGCCACTAGCATACGCTTTTTCAGCTAAATCATTAAGCAGTTGAACTCTAGCTTCTTTACTCGCTTGTTGCTCAGTAGCACTTAACATTTTCCAACGCTCACCATTTTCATCACAAACCAAACTTAAATCATTTAAACCACTAGCCAATGAACTATAAGTATAATGTCCATCAGTTGTCATTTTTCCATACTGTTCACAAATACTTGCTGTTACACCTTCTATAGTTCCACTCGTTCCTAATGCAACTGCGGAATAATTATTTAAAGCCTCCGTATTGTTCGCAACACGTTGTTCTGCTTCACTCAATGTATTATTAGATTCATCTAAAGCCTTTTTAGCCTCTTCTACACTTACACTAAGACCAGGATATTGCAACATGAGTTTTGACAAAGCGTCTCCATAAGCAGTGTTTTTAGCATTTATATCATCCATTGTTATACCATACCCTAACAATTTATCGATATACTCATTATAAACCACATTATAATCCCTCTGTTTTTGCAATGCTGTTTCTTGTGCTTGTGCTAATGCTAAATTAGCATCTGCTTCGTCTTTTTTTGCCTTTACATATTCACCTTCATAAGAAGCTAGTAATGCTCTTTGTTTCATCAACTCGACTGTTTTTATTATTTGATTTTGTTCTTCTTTCCAGTTGTCAATAACACCACCAGTAATTGATATATTAGTACCTAATGCTTCATTTATTTTATCTACATAATACTTAGCCAATTCCATACTTCCGTTTACACGACCATTTTCATCAACTAATTTAGATAATTCGTTTTTATATACCATTACAGTTTCGTATTGAGTGTTTACTGCCTTTGCATTTTTATCGGCTTCTTCATTAGCTTCTTTTTGGGCATCAGCTATTTTTTTATATTCTTCTGCAAGTTTCCTACTTTCTTCAGCTGATTTTCGGAATTTTTCAATCTGTTTCTCTTGTTCACGTGTCAAATTATTACTATCACCAATCAAAGCAACACACGCAATTGATATTGCGGTTAAACCACCAACTACCGCAACTAATGGGTTGCTAGCTAAAAACGTTAGTCCAGTGCTCAATAAATTTGATGCTCCAAACGCACTTTCTGCTTTTGTTGCTAAAGAACCAAAACCTAAAGATACCGCTTTAAGAGGACCATCTATTGAATTTAACTTACTTCCAAAACTAATTAATGATGATATAGCATTACTCGCCCCAAAACTTGCACTAGCCCAGTCGCTCATTGCTTGAGTAAATCCAACCGATTTAACAGAAGTTACAGCGCTAGGAATTAGTTTTAATGATGCGATTATTGTATTTATTTTTGTATTTGTGCTAATTAACTGGTCTACCTTCCACGCTGTTATAAATGCGCCTACAGCAGTAGTTACACCAGTCATCAATCCCGGAAATTTCTTAAACATACTACCTATTCCGTCTACTGCGCTCGCCAATAAATCAATAGCTTTCAATACAGTGTTTCCAGCCATTTTTAATAAGGCTGTAGCTACTTTTTCGATTATGTTTATTGTAGGTCTTAATGCATCTAATACCTTGCTCAGCCCTTTAACAGCCTTAGAAAGACTATCGACCAAACTTGGCACTGCTTTTTCAATACTCCATTTAGCTAATGGCTCTAATACATTTTTATATCCGCCATATAGCAGTTTACTAATAGTGGTGCTCAAATCTTTAAACGCATCTGTGAAGTTTACCACACTTTTTACCGCTGGTTTAAAATCCAAAGTATCAGATAGTTTAACAAGATCTCTTGATATATCGTCAATCAATCCCAAGAAAACATTAAATGAATCCCATAGGTTTTGAACTATTTGTGTACCGTTTCCAGCTTCATCCCATGCTGTTCTGAACTGTTTGGCCAAATTACCGACTGTAATATTAATGTTGGTTATGATGCTGAAAATATGATCCATAGTTTCCTCACCAGTTCCATTTTGCCAAACAGTGCCGAAACTTACACCAATACTATCTACCAGTTTTCCGATTTCGGTCCATTGATACTCGATTGAATCAAGTACACCCTTACCGTATTTGTTCCAGCTGTTAGTAACTGGTTTGAACATTTCAGCCATTTTTTTAGCCAAACGTTCCATCATTTCATTTGTTTGATTTTCCAGTCCTTTTAGAAAATCATACTGTGGCAGTTCTATATCACCTATTGAACCTCCGCCACCAGCTCCTCCTGAACCTCCGCTTCCCGAATCACTGCTGTCATCAGGTTTGTTTATAATGTTAAGTTCATCAAAACCCATTAACTGTTTCTTTAATTCTTTTACTTTATCGGCTGTTCCACCTACTGCATCGCTTGCACCGTTAGCGCTATCTTCTACATCGTCTAAAGCCCCTCCACCGCCAGCAATACCGCTGTAATCGATTTTAGGCAATTCGAACCCAAAGAAATTAGCTATCGTATTCGCTAGAGCAGTAAGCCACTGTACTGCTATCTGTACATATGGAATAAGTTTGCTTATGAACACACTAGCAATATTCCCCACTGCACGTTTTAGCATTGTAAACTGTTGTGTTAAGATACGAACTGCATTTGCTGGTGTTGCGATTGTACGAGCCATATCATTGAATACATCAACTTTGCTCGCGTTATTCATTATGGTTATGTAACGCATGATTGCTTGAGTGTTTTGATCCCATTCAGATACTGCGCCTTCAAGTCCATACTTCAAACCAGTCTGTTTAACCATTGCAACACTTACGTTGTTACCATAATCCTTAAGACCTTTGATTTGTCCACTCATCGCCGAATTAATCTTATCGAACGATTCACTAGGATCAACATTCATTAACGATGAATAATCGTATGCTAACTGTGTTAGGTTTTGCGACATGATCTGTGCCTTGTCACTGGCTACATCAAAACCAGTAATAAGGTTATTTAACCTACCTTGAAAACTCATCCATTCACTGGTATCAATCCCCATAGCTCCTTGAACCTTGTTTGCAAAGTCTAAAGCGCTTTGAGTTGTTTCGCCCATTGCAACATTGAATAGGTTTAAGTTTTCTACATATTGTGATGATTCTTCAAAAACACTCGTTAAGGCACCAACGACACCTTGGATTACGAATGTCATAGTTCTAAAACTGGCTACTGATTTACCTAATCGGCTCATTAAGCTACCGCTTGTTTTGCTTGCTTTAGATGCACTTCTTGAATAGCTTTCCATTTGTGTGGTTGCTTTTTTTATGTGCCATGGTAAATTACTAAATGCTCTTCCCAGTTTAATAGAAACACCGTTAAGCGGTTTGATTGCATTTGCAAGCTGTTTCATTTGTGAAGAGAATTTGTTAAAGTCAACTGTATCCAGCTGTTTTGAAATTTCAGGCAGTTTTTTTAACTGATTAAAGAAACTTCCTAAATTCGTCTTACCTAAGTCCTGTAACGGCTGTATTGCGGTTTTGAGTTTGTTAATATCTTCTGTAAACTTATCAAACTTAGTATCCCCTAAATCTGAAGCAATGACTTTTATATCAGCAATCTGTTTCAATAAGCCAGTTGCACCAGTTTTAAATCCATTTAAGCCCGTAAAACTGCTAGCTAACCTATCCATACCGTTAGCCAGCTGTACAAACTGTGCTGTATTTATACCCTTTGCTACAGTACTAAGATTTTTTAATGTGGTAGACAGACTTTTTAGACTGCTTATACCATTAAGATTATTTTTTAATTTTCCTAATGAACCAGCTAATTTGTCTATTTCTCCACTAGCATTACTGGCATTACTCTCTATTTCAATGCTCAGTTTGTCTATTTCCATTGACATTTTAGATAACCTCCTTCCTTAAAAAAATTTAAGGCTCTCGGTCGGCTCATTATTTAAATTGATTTACAAAATTTTTCATCCATACTTCAGCTCTCGCCGATTCTTCTTCTACTAAATCTTCTTTAGCTTTTACTGCATTGAACTGATACGGTTTCTCTGTATATTTTGCTGGTGATTTTCCTTTATCTCTGCACCACACATTATATACAACTGTACTTACAGCGTCGTATATGTACATTCCTTGAATCCATGCATCTGTGTTCTTTCTCTCATTGCGCAGTTTGTCAGCTTCTCGATAGTATTTAGCAAGTGAAGGATCGTTTTCCCAAAACTGCTCATATGTCATTCCAATACTTAAATAGAATGGAAAAACTTCGTAAAACGTTTCTGTAAATGTTTTTGAGGACGGTTCTTCTAAAATGTCGCCGTCCACTTGATTGCGTTTTTTTCTGTACTGTCCTCAAATAAAGTATTTAATGTTTCCATTGCCATTTCACTTAATTTGTTGTACATTTCGTTTTTATCAGTAAGCAATCCAAATATTTCTTCAATTAATTCCTTTGACATACGTTTATGATTTGCAAAGAAAGCATATTCAAATAATTTAGGTAAGATTGTAACTGGTTTTTTATCTAATTCAGTTAAATTAATTCCATCTGCTTCCATTTTTTCTAATGTTTTTCTTGTGTACTCCAATGTGTAATCCTTATCTTTATAAGTAAAATTAATAACTTTTGCCATATTATTTTCCTCCATATTTAAACTACGAAAGGATTAACCTTCCGCAGTTGTTGATTTTGTTTCCCATGCTGGCGCATTTGTTGGTGTAATATATAAATTTGTTTCCAATACACTGTTAACTGCCATTGCTGGTAACCCCATAGCACTTGGTTGTCCAGTGAAGTAAACAGATTTTTCAAGTCTTGGATGTTTGATTTCAAACCATACTGCTTTGTTTGATTCACTGGCTGTTTTATATGCTTTTACCAGTGTATCCCATGCAGTACTTAATTCTTCGGTATAGTTAGCCAAAAATGATAATGCACCACCTAAATCCTTTAAGCCTTCGATATAAGTTTTGTACTCTGTTTCCTTTAAAACTGTAGTTTCCAATGTTTCAGGTTCAGGATTCATTTCAGGTACTTCCTTAATATCAGGAATTTCAATGTAATTTGTTGTTGGTCTATTTCCAGCGCTAGCTTCTACAGCATATCCAACTGTTACACCAGCAGTATTTAACGCAACTCCCATATTTAATTTCCTCCTATTGAATTTACTTTTTTAAATCTTGCAATTCTTCTGTATATATCACTATCTGCACTTTTTATCGGCTGATTGAATGTTCTTAAATATCCATGCTTTACCAATACATCGTTGATAACAGCCACTATTTTCATGCATTCATCTTTACTATCAATACTTACAACTTCAATTTTGTAAGTTTCGATTGCGACGTTTTCATTTTCATTAAAAGTTGAATAATCAGTATTAATAATATTGTCGCTCTGCATTATACAGACAGCTGGAAACTTAGGAGGTGTATTAGATATTTCCTCACCAGTTATGTAAATATTATCAATGCCATATTCTTCACGTAATTTTGAAGCGACTACTTCAAATACATAACTTTCGTGATCTATCATTATCTAAACACCTCCCTAATAATCTTTTCCATTTTGTTATAACGGAGTTCCATAGCAGTTTCATACATAAATGGACGTGATGGCATACCGCTTGTAAAACGATATCCACCGCTTCCATCAGGATAAAACCACCCAGTTACTGTTACCCCATTTATTGCATATTCTTTAATGTTATCTCCAGTGTTATATTTCCACCCCATGCTATCACCTATGTATGGATTTTCCTCACCTTTTGGACCTGTACCAAATTCTACAAACATAGCACAATCCCCTACAGATAACATCGCATAACAATTATTTGATTTTTTTGATACAGAACTTAACATATCGCCAGTTTCTATGGCATCAAATTCGAATATCTTATTAATAATCGTTGTATATCCTTCATCAGCTAATCGTTGTACCAACTGGTTAGCTTTTTTATTTAAATCTTGTTTGTACTGCTCCAACTGCTTCAATGCTTTATCAATACCCTTATCACTCAGTTTTACTTTTATCTTCATTTTTGTTGACTTTTTCGATAGCGTATTTTATACAACTGTAGCTTGGAGCAACTGCTTTAACTTTGTAATTGTATGGTTGGGTTTTGGGAATTCCAATCCATAACCGTGTAAATTCATCTATAGTACATGACAAATTGTGGGTAGACATTGTCTTGTCGTACTTTAGATCGTTACCAAAGATATCCTCGTTAGGTTCTCCTTTGTTGGAACTTACACACAAACGCATTGATTCAATATCTCCATATCCTTTAACCGGATTACCGTATTTATCAACCGTTTCACCCACACCGTAGTTTTGGTAGAAAATAATCTGTTGATTGATTGCTAAATCTCTCATAATATTTCACACTTAGGAAGTATCTTCCCAACTAAAGATTTCGAAATATCAGCAGTATCATATGTACGTGAAATTCCATTTTCAGTACGCTGTGTCTCACCCTCACTGCCCCTACGGTTGAACATTTCAATACACATTTGTACTTGTAAATGCAAGTATCTATTTTCTACATATGTCTCTCCTAACTTGTTTAATGGAATCTCACCATTAGGGAAACGTGCATTAAGAATAACACCCTTGCTTAGTTCCAAAAGCACTTCGATATCATCATCAGTAATCTCAGGCACCAGCTTCTTAAGCATTTCTTTTTGTGTCATTCTTAATCACCTCTTATCCTGATATTGATGTAGATTTTTTCTCTAATTTAACTGCTTTAGTATCGTCTACGAATGCAAAGATACCGTACTTTCTACTGTAGATAGTATTTAACCGAACATTTGCATCACGTTCTTGTTCTACTTCAGTTCCTTTTTTAACAAAGAATTTAACTGCTTCTTTTGTTGCTAAAATAACTGTACCTTGTTTCGCATGATTAGAGTTATATAAAGGAACTCCAGCAGCATGTCCAATATATCCAGCACGTGCATAATCTTCGACGTATTTTAAATCGTCTTTAAGATTTTTTCTGATTTCTGCTTTATCTTTTGGATGTACTAATCCAAAAATCGCCATATCTTCTTGTTCGTTTTCAGGGAACAATGCGGAACCGTCAACAAATGCATCAAAATCAAATTTTTCAACTTCAACCTTTGCTGTTGCTTTTTGGAATTCTGCCATAGCTTTTGTATTAGATGTGTTATACATATCTACAGCCATATGATTGACTCCGGTAGTTACTACATTTGGATCAATCATTTCTTCCTCATCATAGTAAGGGAAACGATTTTGTAACATTTCAATTTCATATTCTTCTTGTGTTAATTTAACTTCAATGTTCTTAGTGTTTCCATTACCCATTGTCAATACTTCTGTACCATTAGTAGCACTGTAACGATTAATTTTCTTTTTAGTTCCCGGTGTACCTACTAACGAATCATCGACAGTACAAAATCTCATTAAATCTAATTTCGATTGATACTGATTTTCAAATTCGGTTGCTAATACGAAATTATCGTACTTTTGGTGTGTATGGTTTAATGCCATATTTAATTTCCTCCTTCGGCTAATTGTTTGAAGGTGTCGGGATCGGTATCGAATAATTTTTGCTTATCTTGAATAGATAATTTATTAAATTTTTCTTTTGTCATACCTTCCTCACTACCTCCACCTTCAGGTGTTTTTGTGTTCTTTAATAATTCATCAGTTGTGTTCTTTTTAACTGATTCGGCAAATTTACTTTGATTAGCAATAACTTTTGTGAAATCTCCATCAACCATTGCTTCGGCTGTTTCCTGAGCCAGCTTAGTATCGTAACCTAATTCAACTAATTCAGTTTTCCTTTCGGCAATAGTTGTTTTTCTTAGCAATGCATCATAGTTATTCTGTAATTCTTCATTCGCCTCATTTTGAGCAATCTCTAACTGCTCTTTTTCACTTAGCGTAGAATTATATTTCTTCTTCCAAGAACTTGCTTCTTTGCTTGCTTCATCTTTTAATTTTTTCATTTTGTCGTATTCTTCTTTATCGACAACTGAATCAGGTTCAGGTAAATCCGCTAATGCTTCCTGAATTTCTTCAAAAGTCATGTTATCTTTGTACTTTTTGCCTAAATGCTTTTTTAAATCCATAATTTATTCTCCTTGCTCTTTAACGTTTTTCTCTAACCTTTGCTCGTTTCCGACCTTCTCCGTCGTTTGCTCCTTAACGTTCTTCTCCAACTGTTTTTCACTGTCTTTGTATACCTGCTGCGGATCAGGAAATAAATCAACAGTTTTAATTGCGTGGCGCATATTTATTCCAGCAGTCTGTAAATTCATAAGTGCTTGCGTCTTGTTTAATAAATTACTAATCTTATTCCGATTAAACTTAATATCTATATCAGCGATACATAACTCGCTGATATCATTATCTTTAGAGCGTTCAATAATATTTTTGATTACAAGCATCATTTGACGTTCACTGTTGCCAAATAACGTTTCTGCACTTTGCGCATTTTCTTCAGCTAACTGCCACCCTGATTCGCCTAACATTAAAGCAACACCAGTGTTACCGCCACTTGACTGCCCTCTAGCCGGTGTACCGGTAATCTGTAACACCTGCATATATAAATAGTCAGCTAGTGTCTGGACCTCTGTTTGATTCAGCTCTGTTTTTATATACTGCAATATTGGTGTTTTTCCATCGCTTAGTGATTTCGTAGAAATACCACCTTCTTCTCTAAGTAACTTAAACTGTTCATTATCAATACCGATATCGTTAAACCATAGCAATGACTGTACAAACTGTGCTAATCCGTTAAGACGATCAGAAGTACATAAGTTTATTGCTTCAAGCAGTCCAAGAACTCTTTCAAAACATCCCATCCTTGAATCATCGTTTTTGTATTCGATAATTGGAATTGCTCCTATTCCATTTATCGATTCTTCAAGTTTTCCATCAGGGGTGAACACATTTCCATATCTCCCCGTTGTTTTATAAACAAAATTTTCAGTGTAAATTGTGCAGTGAATCATATTATCTTCATCAATCCAGTATGTAACACCCATCATTGGTTCATGAAAAACATCAGCACTATAAACAACGAATGTAAAACGCGGATCCAGATTAGTAATCCGAAAATCACTAACTCCTTTTTTTACTTTGTATGGTGTAACCATTCGATAACCAACACCGCAAATTGAAAACGTTCTTGCCAGCTCCTGATCTTTGTAATATTTGCCTTCCTCGAACATCATTTCATTTAATGCATCTACTACGTTGTCTCCACTTGATTCGGTATTAGATAAATCTTTATTAGCACGCTGAACATAGCTTATCGGTTGTCCGAAAACATATCCGACTTTAAAGTTGACGATCTCGTGTGCGTGATTTTCAACAATTTTATTATTTATTTCAGGTCTTACATCCTTTTGACGATAAAGAATATTTTGATTTCCCTTTTCATACTCAAACAGCCGTCTTATTTGACTACGGTTTCTTATATGAATAGACATTGCCTTACCCAACACATCATGTATATTGTCTTTGGTGATTTCCACAACATCCGTAGTAATCATTTTTCTGCCTTTAAACTGTTCTATTGCTAATTCACCTGTCGTACTACTCATAACACACCCCCTAACTGTAAATAAAAAGAGCCGACTATTACGTTTTTTACGTAATACATCGGCTCATGGCTCTGTTTTTATTTAATTTTACTTAATTCAATCTTTATTGGTTTTTTATCTTCCTTACACCATAGATACACTGTTCCTTTTGAACCTTCTTCTACAGCTCCTAGAAGTTTCTTTTTACCCCTTTTTGCACAAACGGGGCAATATATTTCTTTTTTCAATTTTAATTACCCCACTTCCTACTTTAAGGCTACGTACAGATTTTAACCTTGTCAAGAAAAAAAATTATATTCCTAAATCTTTTCTACTGAAAGTTGTTACAGAAGTGTATTTTCCTCTTCCTCTTACTTCTGAAAGCATCGCCATGCTGTCTGGTGCATCATCATTTTTATTTTTTCCTACAATTTTAAAAGCATATAGATTATTCATAAACAATTGATATTCTTTATGTCTGCGCCCGTTATCTAAATAGTAAAACTCTCTAATTTCAGGTGCACGTTCAAATATACGCGCTTCTTTTCGCTTATTAGTTGGTGCTGATTTACTTGTTATCGTACATTTATAGTCTCTCTGTTTTAATTCTCTTTCTATCCATTCAGCATATTCGCTTCCGCCATTATTAGCTTCAAACTGAACATACTTAACATTATTTTTGATAATACAGTCTACAATTAATGGCCTTGTTATAGTTTTATCACCATTATTAAATACTACATCAGGTATGAAATCTCCGTTTTCAGTTTCTACGCATACTGGTGCTGAAACATAATCACCACCACCCCACGCAACATCGACCGTCATATAATTTCTTACTGGTTCATCAGCTATTACCCCGTTATAGAAATTCATTGTATCAGGTGTAAATAGTGCTCCATCACGCTCAATAGGCTCTCCCATGTATTGAGCTTGCCATGATGCCATATCATTATTTCTTTCAAACTGTGCTCTTAACTGTTTGTAGTAGTCTGTATTAAATCCAACATTATAATCATAATCAAAATTAGATTCGTCGTTTTCATTAAGCGCTGGTAGATTAATTATTTTAAACCTTACCTTTTTACCTTCTTCATTATTCTGCAAGAAGTCCATCCTTAAACCAGCCGGATCAATTAAACTCCAGCGTGTACCAATCCATATTTTCTTTGCAGACTGTTTTGTACGAGGTATTAAATTGTTCGTTACCTTTGACCATGCATTCATTAAACGGTCTTTGTTTAACGCTTCTTCAATACCACCGATTAAGTCATCACTAATTAAATACCCAGAACAGTCACACGCTCCGTTCAATGTTCCATACAACGAACGACACGTTAATGTTGGATAACGTTTCTTTCTATCAATATCTATGGTTTCCTTTTTAGCATCAGTATTAGCAATACCTGAATTATTAAATACTTTTTTCCAGTTATATGTATAGCTGTCTGTCACTACCTCCAACACACCAGTATACATAGCACTTGTAATTATAGCTGAGAACGCACTATATAAATTGCTTGCCTCACCATCTCGCCCCATGATCCACGTAATAAACAACATTAATATAGTTGTTTTCCCAACACGTGGTGGCATACTTACAAATAATTCATCCAGCTCATCATCAGCTAACGCCTGAAGTTCTTCAACTACAACTTTTAATACTTTCCTCCGCGGTTGATAGAATCGTTCCTCTGGTGGTCTATCAATTTCTAGATAAATTAAATAATCTTCAAAACAGTAAGGTGCACGAAACAATAAAACTTTACGATACAGATCATACCATTCTTCACCTTGTTTAACATTTTTAATTACTGCTCTCTTAACCAGTTCACTGCCTTTTCTTATGCTTAGTTCACTTGTCTCTAATCTGCATAACTCGAAACAGCTGTTTACTATTTCAAAAGAACTTCCTTTTTTCTTTAATGCATTTGATATTTTATCTACATACAATATAAAAACCCCTTTCCATTACGGCTCAGGGGCTCTAATGTGTGACTGCGTTAATTTGCTACGCAAACCAAACCACTCTCCCTTGCAGTCTGTTTTTTTTGTTTGGGAGTTTTTTCGATATCTTTAGGATACTTTAATTTTATACCTTTTTTTTATTACTTTCAACACCTCGTATGTATCCTAGTGCATAAGCACTAGACACCAACTCTGTATTACTTTTCGATTTCCTATTTAAAATTAGTATTTCATCCACCATAAGACTACTATCTGTTTTAAATACTTTCTTAGCTTTTTTTAATAATATCAATTAATTTTGATTCCATTTTCTTGTTCCTCCATTTAATCTTAGAGGCACTTGTTAAAAGGTAGACAATTTACCTTTTATGTATTATAATACAAGTGCCTGATGGTGACATTCGTCTCTAATCTTGTCGGATTAACGAATGTCTTTTTTTATATTCATTTTTAAATAATGATTGTTGCTCATATCCCATGATGCCAGCTAAAGTAGCTCCACTAGGATACCAGTTATTAATATAAGCTATAACCTTCTCAAGGTCTTTCTTTAAAATATAATTATATTGTGTTACCCCAGCAATAATGGTTGCATCATGTTTGATTTCATTAAATAATTTTCTTCTTTGCTTATTGTTTACAATTAAATTGTTTTCGCTAATAACTTTCTTAATTCTCGACTTCACTTCTCTGCTAATTAAATTGCACTCAGATGGTGTTATTGGTAAATCACCTTCAAGCAGATCTAATCTTCTGTCGTGCTCTTTCAATTTGATTTCAGACTGAATCATGAATTGAAGCTCAGGTGAAAGATTGTGTAGTTGTAATTGGGTATCACGAGCAGTGTTTTCCACAGTTACATAGTAATCTCTCGCCTCTTTCCCCCTAGCTGAATGAGATTCCATAGACAAATGTTTAGCAAAGTCAGTTGTCAGCTTATAATCTTTGCATTTATTACCGTTCACCATGATGGTGAACCCCCACCAATCCTTGTTTTCTTCATAAAATACATTGTTCTCAATATTCTTTTTAGCCCATCTTTGAAAATGTGCTTTATTCATTTCTAAAAACTCATACAACTTCCTGGCAGTTGTCATACCTTGTTCATCAATACCTAAAGCAATTTCGATAGGTGTTTGATTCGTTACTACTAATTCCATCTCTATTCCCCTTTCTTTGCTAAGTCTTTTTTAATTAAAGTTGTAATGCAACCTTTGATAGTTTGACCATTTTCAGCACTTCTTATTTTAATTTGCTTATGTAGTCCGCTATCAATTTTAAAGATTAAATTCTTTTCTGCCATATTCATCACCTCCAAATTACATTTATAACTATATCATGATTATATATTGCTTGTAAATAATATTTAACTATTTTGTTGTTTTGTGTATTAAAAATTATATTTTTATTATATAATATTACTGAGGAGGAATTATAATGGATAGTAAAATTATTTCGTTAAAAATAAAAGAAATAAGAAATATTTTAAACTTAACTCAAAAAGATTTTGGTAAACTGATAAATGTAGCACAAACTACACTTTCCTCATACGAAAATAATTCGCAAACACCTAATATAGAAACGTTATACAATATTGCAGAAAAGTGTAATGTATCCATAGATTGGTTATGTGGAAGAGAAGATTTAATGAATGTTAGACTTAATACATATGCTGATATTTTTAAAGTTTTAAGTGATGTTATATTAACGAATGAAGGATTTACCTCAATTATAAATCTAAAAGGACTTGATGCGGGACTTTTAGCCTTTAATGATATAAAAATAAATAAATTCTTAATTGACTATTCTAAAATGTACAAATTATTAAATGAAAATGTTATTGAAAAAGATATGTTTGATACCTGGTTAAATGGAAAAATAGATAATGAAAAAAATAATATTATAAACTACAATAATATTGATCCTATCTTTGCCTATAGTCTTTTTGAATATGAACATGATTTTAACGGTGAATAAAAAGCCCCTTACTCATTAGAGTTGGGGGTTTTTATTTACCATTCGTTAATTTCATTGATTTTCTTTTGTGCTTCTTCATTTAATTTTCTCTGTTCATCAGCGTATTTTTTACTTTCTTCCGATATTTTTTCTGATCTTTCTATTTGTTCCTTGTATTCATTATTAGATTCTTTACATCCTACAAAAACAAAGCACAACAGCAATACCAATATTATTTTTTTCATTTTATCCCTCCCCTAATTATTCTTCTCTAATTATAAAATATTGATTGGTGTTTTTCAATTTATAATATGAGATTAATTTCTTAATATTTTCAACCCCTGACATAATTATAATACGTACGCTTACCAATACCGACTTCTCTACATGCTTCGGTTACCTTACTACCATTATTAACCATTTTAATTACTTCGTCGACTTTCATCTTTACATCAGGTCTACCAAACTTAACACCACGCTTTTTAGCCGATTCAATCCCCTCTCTTTGTCTCTCTAATGTTGTGATTCTTTCTTGTTCAGCTACAGAACTCAAAACCTCCAGTATTATATTATTAATCATTTCAATAACCCATTGTTGCCCGTCTAGTTCAATTAGTGTCGTAGGCATATTTAAAATTCTTAAAATGACACCTTTTTCTTTGAAATAATTAAATTCTCTTATTGTATCTCTCTTATTCCTAGAAAGTCTATCCAGTGCATGAATATAGATTACATCACCAGCTGCTACTACTTCTTTTAGTTTTTGATAATTTTCTCTATTGGTATTTTTTCCGCTTAGTTTATCACTATAGATATTTTTAACATCAACATACTTGGTTAGACTATCAATTTGTCTATCCAATTTTTGCTCTTTAGTTGATACACGAGCATAACCGTAAATCATATCTATTCCTCCTCATTGTTTAATATTACTGATCTTGATACTTTATCACTTCCGTTTTTAGGTCTTAAAACAACTTCATATCCCAATGCATCCATAATATTTACTAATGTTTCTATTTTTGGATTATTTGCTCTCAACACCGTGTTAAGACTACTTGGTCTGGCATAACCCATTTTTTCACTCAATACTTTTTGTGTCATGTGTTCTTGTTTAAGAATCTTTTTTATTGCTTGTTTTGTTTTCATTTTATCACCTCAAATATATTATACTTATTTATGCGTTTATTTTCAATACTTATTTATAAGTCTTTTTTATTTTTCGGGTGGAGAAGGACATCAGATATACTATATATACACTAAAAAACACCCCTAGGGGTGCATAAAAGTGGTTTTTATTGCACATTTTAATTATACTTATATATACGTTTTAATCGTTGATAAAATACTCGTTTGTACGTATAATAATAGTGTGGTAAGTTAATTACTTACCCGTAAGTATTTTAAAAAGTAAAGGAGGTGATCAACGATGGCAATAAAAAAAGAAGTAGAGCTATATAAAGAATGGTGCAACACTCTAGGGCTTAAACCTTACGAAGGTAGAAACCTGATAGCTTACTTCAACGCTAATATGTAGGGGCTTATATAGCCCTTACATACATAGTATACCATAAACAATTAAATATATAAAGAATATCAGGAGGATAGAAACATGGAAAACTTAACTATTGAAGAAATTGAAGCATTATCTATTGATGAAGTAAAAACTATTACTTTAGAAAAACTATACGTAAAAGGATTTGATATTTATTTAGTTGATCTGGGTGAGTATTTTGGTTACTCTGCATTAGTTTTTAAAGATAATCACCACGTTTATTTTGCAAATTTATATGAACTGCACTATAGATACAATAGTCCAACTCATGAACAGTTAAAGAAAAAATATATTAGTTTACTAAATAATAAATTGTTTACAGATGAAGAACTAACAACGGTAAAAGATCACGAAGACTATGAGAAGAAAACCTATTTTATTAGAAATTATATGTCACAAGAGTATGATTGTTTAACAGCTTTCTGTATTAACGGAATATATAAAGGTAAAGACAAGGAAAAATACGAAAGCGGCGAATATACTGCTTATAGCAATATTGCTTTCGCTTATTTTAAGGATAACAGTTATCAGAATAGGGCGAAACCATTAATTAGTAAATTAGAAAGATCATACAAAGAAGCCATGGAAAATATTGATAATTTTAAAGAAGCGGTAAAACAGGCTTTATATAATTATGAGGCATGTATTACTTGCGAATATGAAACGGCTTTAGAATCCTTGGGGTTGGTTTTTGAAAATCTACCAAAAAATAAACAAATGGTAGTTATAGAAACATTTAAAGAAGTTACAGCATAAAAGCGATAACAAAACAATGGAACTATACATAATTAGAACGTTTTACCGTTTGCACCTGATAGATCTAAAAACCGCTTTAACCCTAAGCAAGGGGGTGAAATATTAATGCTTTGGTTAATTAAAGTAATGTTCAACATAGCATTTAATATAATATTAGCGCCTATAACATTTATAAAAGTATTTGCATTATGTGCTAAAAGAAGATAGCTATTAAGCTATCTTTTTTATTAGCTAAATAAAATAACTAAAAAATACGTCGTATAAGCGGCGTTTTTTATTTACCCTACAAATATAACCATTTATCACAAACAACGCTTATACGCTAAATTATAGTTATTCAGCCAAATACACACTTCTTTATATACTTATATAAATCATTCCTAGCCACTATATGAGTTGTTTAACATTCTTACTATATTTTATGCCTTTGTACATAAAACAGCCCCTACAGTAACAAAAAAATAATAAAAACGCGAATTTAACAACCATTTTAGTCACACACTAAATAAATACTAAGCTGAAATCCCCTATTAATGCGTTTCTGTCAAATTTTGGGTACAAAAAAACGGAAATTAATCCGTTTCTATTACATCAGCTTCAATTATTTCTAAAAGTTCATCGGCTGTTTTAGTTTCACCTAGGTTATTTTCATGTTTAACGATACTTTCGGTCTGATCTTTCATGCCGTAGTAGTTTTTTGCTCTGAAAATATACGCCACTGGGTTCATCTTACCGTTTATTAATAAATTGGCATCAAAATCAGACAATAATTGACGAATTCTTTTTGCTAAGTCAAACCTATCAAACTCCGATTTACTATCTTTTTCACTCCAATTATACAATGTTTGAGTAGTTGTACCGATTGCAAGTGCACACCCTTCCAGAGTTGGTTTTAATTGATTTTTGTAGCAGTCGTTAAAATAAAATTCAATACGTTGTGCTATTTCTTCGTCATTCTTAGCCATTGGTACATTCCAGTATTTGAATGCGTGTTCTAAAAGTTTAGCATTTATCGGATCACTGATACTAGAAAGTGATGGCGTATTAGAACGTTCGCCGCCACGGGTTTCGTTTTGATTAATCGGTGACGTAGTACCGTTTATTTTTGCCTTAGTTCTAGCAATATCATTTAGTGTATAGAGTTTATCAGGGTCTACATCGATATTTAAAGATTCAGCTTTATTTAAAAGTGCTTCTTTAGTTCTTGGTTTATGTTTTCTAGTCATTATTATCACATCCTAATAAATTTAATAGTTTAGCATTATTTTCATCGATTCTTATAAACATATTTTCCTCCTTAAAATTAGTAAATGACATTATGACGTTGACATATAGGGTCATTATTATATATATGTAATTATATATATTTTTAGTGTTTTTTATTTATTTCTTAATAATATATATATTGAACGTCATAAATGTCATAATATATAAAAAACCTTACAATACCAACGGTTTTAGGGCATGACGATTATATTTTTATTATTGTCATTTTATTGTCATAATTTTAATATGAATGTCATAATTTCGAACCGCTGGTAAATGTCGTGACAATAAATGTCGTTAACTATGACGCTTGATGCCTCTGTATGACGATTTTCTATACTCCTCTATGTCATTCCTATATTCTTTAGCACACTTTAAAAATTCTTTCTTAAATGCTCTCATGTTACTTTTGTATGTATAGCCGTTACGCGCCGACCATGAAGAATATAATGAATATAATTCCTGATTAGTGAGTTCGCTTACTTCGCGATAAACAGTATTGCAGTCGCTGTCTAATTCTTCAATAGTCCAGTTGAACTCCTTAGTAAAAAGCACGATAGGATTTGCTGTCTCCTTGTATTCTTCCATCTGTTCCTTCTGATCATCGGGAATCGTAAACTTACCATTATGTTTTAGTTTTTTATATCCCTCATATACCCAGTTGAATATACCTGACAGATTTTCAGGTGTTTGTAATTTAGCTTCGATGTTTCTATCTGCGCTACGTTCATTTTCATTTACCGGGTTGTCTGTAAATTTAAATGGAAACTTTAAAATAAGCATTCTTCGCGTAAATCCATCAGTTAGATCGCGGGATTTTGGCAGTTCGTTACATCCAAAGAATAATTTGCACCGAGGCTTGAACTGGATAAAGTCCTTGCCTTTGTAGCAAGCCTGAATCGGATCTCCGGCAACAACCGATTTGAAATTGGTTTCCGCCCCCTTGGAATCTGTCTTAGTTTCGTTAGAAACATTTATCAGTTTACCCATCAGGTAGATGAGCTGAAATTTATCATTGAACGCTGTAAGCTCTACATTAGATACATTCGAAGCACCGCCAAAAACACGCTGTATTGTGTTTAGATATACTGATTTACCATTAGCCCCATTTCCTACTAAGTAAAGTGCTGACTGTAATATGTTTGTTGAATATAAAGCGTACCCCGAATATTCCTGAAGCAGTTGGATTTTCTTGGGATCATCGAAAATTGAATTGATGAATTTATCCCAGTCACTTGAATGAGCATTTGGATTGTACGGATAAGGCAGTTCATATGATAAAAAATCATTTTCGTTATGCTCACGTAAATTTCCAGTTTCGATTTCAAATGTACCGTTAACGAAATTTATAAGCGGTTTCTCGTTAGGAATTTTATCCGTAACTGTATCTGCCTTGATTAACCCTAAAACTGAATTTAATTTAGATAATGTACGTACTGAACTGTATTCCTGACCGATATATTTACGACACTGTTCATCAGTTATTGACTGCCAGTATCGCCCGTTGTATTCCATTATCCCCAATGATGGATTATGTATAAATTTATGTTTTTTCATGACGACCTTTGCTATTTCATCGTCTGTTGATGGTTTTAATGACATAGATTTTACCTCCTTGATCCACTCTTTTGACGCATCAGGGAAAATTTGATCCCTGATTATAACATCAAAAATATCAATGATATCTGTACGTTTTATATAACGCCGATTATTAATTATAAAGTTTTCAAAATCTTCCTTATTTTTAAACATTTTAGCTAATGATTTAATACCTTGCTCTGCATCGTTGATTAAAGCAGCTAAATTCCCACCATCCTGATAGTAGTCTGAAATATCCTTATATTTAGATGGGGGTGTTGATACAATGAACGGTATGTGATAGCTGAATAATTTTTTGGCCATTGAAACTGTAAACTGTCCGCCTGATTTATCGTTGTCGAACGTCAATAGGACCTTGTCAAAATTTTTAGCTATCTGTAATATATGTTTTGTTTGTTTTTTTGAAAAAGCCCCCCCCGCCATACTTAATACAGCGTAGTTTTCCTGATAGAACGATAAATAATCA